AGAGTGAAACCGGGTTAAATCTAACCTTTTAACTTATTGCTGGCCAAGGATGGCCTAAACAGGAGTATGCACAATGGAATTATTAATATCGTTTGTAGTAATGTTCGCAATTGGCTATATCATTTTTAAAGTTTGCAACTAGGAGAATAGAAAATGACACCATCACAACAAGCTAAGCGGGCGGGGCTGAAAAGCCTCACCCAAGTATCACAAATAACCGGCGTATCGTTGCAGACTTTAAAAATGATATAGCCAATTGCGAACATTACTACAAACGATATTAATAATTCCATTGTGCATACTCCTGTTTAGGCCATCCTTGGCCAGTAATAAGTTAAAAGGTTAGATTTAACCCGGTTTCACTCTCAAAAAGTTGTTTAAGGTCTTCGTTATAGACATTCTCATGACTTGAAATTAAGAAGTCACATGGGAAAAGCATAAACTTTTCAATCCCCTTGATCCCTCGTGGCATCTTCCAAAATTCAACGGTGTATAGGTCCATACCAGCGTTATAAATAACCTTGATTCTCTTAATAGAGTTTTTGGCCTTGCTTTTAATACGAAACTCAAGAAAGGTTTTCCCACGATTTGTAATACCGCGCAAAAAGGTGTGCGCGCCGGTCATAGCTGTGAGTCGATTCCCGCCAAGCTGAGTAAGAATATCTTGTGAAATTTGTTTAGATAAAATTGATGAACTCATTATCCCGCCCTCAGTATAGGGGCCATTGAATAGCTGCCTAAAGGCTTGACGTACTCAGCACCGTCGTACTCTTTGATAAGGAAGCGCTTAGACTCAATATGTTGGTTAGCGTTAATGAGTTCTTTCAGCCATACTGATTTAGCAGTTCTACGATTTACTTGGTACGTCCATATACAGTTATGATCACAAACCGATCTGCATTTGTAGGTGGTGCCTGCTTCAAATTTAATCATTTTCTATGCCCCTATATAAGTAAATGTTTTTTTGAACTTGTTGCTGGTGTAGTTTGCTTGATTCCACTCGGAGAGTGTTTCGCCCTTGAAAGCTGCTTCGTAGCCTGCGACCATCGCCGCTGTTGCTGTATCAAATCCGGTGACCTTCTTGTGGTCGATTCGGTTTTCTTTGGCAACCTTGTCTGCGTAAAACACTACTAAAAAAGCAAACTTATTTTCAAGTGTTTCGTAAGCTTCGAGGTTAATGATGTTTGTGGTGGTCATTTTCTATCCCCTTCTGTTGTTTTAGTTTGGTTGTAAATATCAACTTGTTTGCTTAGCCGATGGAATACATTATATATAACTATTTGAAGGAAGCAAGGGTTATTTTAAATTATTTGAACGTATATCCGATCTATTTGTTAAGTAATTGATTATAAATGCAATAAACTTTGAAAAAAATGGTAGAATGTACGTTCATCCTCCCAATAAGCCCCAATAGAAGAAGATAGGGCGGATAACGGCAGAAATATATAGGTAGTGCTATGCCCAAACACACCAGAGCAGAAAAAGCAAAGAACCGAGCACGCAAAGGCAGTTTATTAAGGCGTGAAGCCAAGAGCCAGAAACCGGCCATGGTAAAGCGCAAGAGATAACCCACAACAGCGCCCTTTAGGAGGATAACGCTATGAGCAAGAACAAATACAACCCTGTATTTTTTGCAGAAAATGGAGAAATTGGAGTATTACTCGGTACTGAAAAACACATAATGCCTGATGAGTTTGCGGCTGAGATTAACGACGAAATTGTAGTGCTGAAAGCCCAACTTATGACTCTTGATCATAACAACACACAATTACGGGAAAAGATAAAAGAGAACGAAGCTAAAGTTATGCGTTTTGAAATAATCAAGTCAATCGCTGATGGTGATCGATATGGCTAAAACAAGAGCACAAGAGAATAGAGCTATAAGGCAAGACGCTTTAAGGCAGTGGTTATCTGAAAAGTGTACTGCTCAGCACATAGTTGAAAATATTCTTAAAATAGAAGCGCTAAGTGTAAAGACACTGGGGGGCAAGGACAGCGACGGGATAGACTATAAGAACCTACAGCATAGACAGTTCCAGCTTGCCCAGTTAAAGGTAGCCAATGACCAGAGAATCAAGCTGTTAGGCAAGTATCTTCCAGACCTTAAGGCCACAGAGATAACAGGAGAAGGCGGCGGGAACTTAACTGTGGTTACGATGGAATATAAACCCAGTGCCAAAGATAGTAATCCCTAACAACTGGGAACCACGGCCACATCAGCTCCCTTTCTTCCAGGCAATGGAGACAAAGAAGCGCGGCTGCTTAGTATGGCACCGGCGAGCAGGCAAGGATTCAAGTTCGCTTAACTTCACCGCAAAAAAGATGTTTGATCGTGTCGGTAACTACTGGCACCTGTTCCCCAAGCAAACTCAAGCCCGCAAAGCTATCTGGAATGGCATAGATGGAAGTGGGCAAAAGATCCTCACTCAAGTATTCCCTGAAGAGATCAGAAGGCGCACCCAAAGCACTGAAATGATGCTGGAGCTGGTTAACGGTTCAACGTGGCAACTGTGTGGCTCAGACAACTATGACTCCCTAGTAGGCTCTAACCCCATTGGCGTGGTATTCAGTGAATGGGCCTTATGTGATCCTAACGCCTGGGCTTACATTCGTCCTATGCTTGCAGAGAACGGAGGATGGGCTTTATTCATCTATACTTCTAGGGGCAAGAACCATGGGTTTTCGTTGTATAAGATGGCGCGAGACAACCCAGCTTGGCACTGTGAGATATTAACGGTTAATGATACCAAGCGAGAAGACGGCTCCCCTGTAATAAGCCCTGAGATTATAGAGTCAGAACGTGCAGAGGGAATGCGTGAGGACATTATACAGCAAGAGTACTACTGTTCCTTTGAGGCGCAGATACCTGGCGCAGTGTATGGAGATGAATTAAGGCTAGCTTTAGAGGACAAGCGCATTGGTCCCTTACCTGTGGATCCTGGCTTGGCTTTAAACTCTGCATGGGATTTAGGATGGAACGATCAGACTTCTATATGGTACTGGCAAGCACTGGGGAAAGAGATAAGGCTAGTTGGGTATTATGAGAACAACCGCAAACCAGTGAGTCACTATGTAACAAAGATAAAAGAGTTCGCTTTAAAGTATGGGTGCTCATGGGAGACCGGCAGACATCTAGGCCCACATGATTGTGAAAGGCACGATATGAGTGGCAAGACTGCGCAGATATACGCTAGGGAAGCAGGGTTGAGCATGGAATCTACAGTAAGACCAAGGAAAAAGCGTGACGGCATTGCTGCGGTAAGGAAGCTATTTCCTCGCTTGTGGATTGATGACGTAAGGGGGGAGCTTGGCTATAACTGTTTATCTTCATACCATAGAGAGATGGACGATAAGAAGCAGACATTCATTGATGAACCGGTGCATGATTGGTCAAGTCATGGAGCGGATGCTTTACAAACCTTAGCGCTAGGGTTCAACGAATCAATGGTAGATGGGTTTCACCAACAAGAGACAGTACAGGCCAAGATAGGTTTTAACGTGTTTGACTGATATACTCACAGATCAACTAACGCGCCCGAAAGGAGAACGCATCATGAAAGCAAACCTTGATATAAAACAATCTGGTCTAAGCGTAAGAACCACTAATGTACTGATCCGTGAAGGGGTTTTCGACCTATATTCCCTGGCTGTGATAGTAAATGACAAGGGATGGGATAACCTTTATATTCCTGGCCTTGGTATTAAAGGGGCAAAGCAATTAAGGTCATGCTTTGAGGATGATATTGGAGACTATTACCTTGGGGCAATTGACGCATCAAAAAAGCACCAGAAGGAAATAGAAAAGGAAGTTGATCGTTTGAGGTACGCGTTCAAACTAATAAAAGAGGCTGGTTGTGTTGGCAGCATATATAAAGACGGTTGTGTAGAGTTTTCTATCCACTGTAGAGTTGTAGGCATTTGGCATGTTCCAGTCGTTGTAGATAAGGTTGTAGATAACGAAATAAGAAAACTTAGTAGGAATATAGATGCTACGATTAAAGCTTTTAGAAGCAGGGAAAAAGTATATAAATTCTGATGTTTTCGATTAAGCCAAGAATACGCCAAGATTGGTTTATTGTCTTTGAAGATGCACCACGCAAAAGGTGGCACCATCGATGGTTAAAGGAAGGGTTTCGCCATTGTTATGTAATGTTTAAAAGTGATGCAGGATTGTTCTGGTTAATAATAAACCCGCACCAGAGCCACACTGAGGTCGATTACAGGCTGATTGATACATTCCCGGTGGTAACAGACTACACCGGACCTATCTCCACTGTAATAGAATACACGGCCATCATAGACCCTATGCAAAAATGCACGCAATTGGGTATACTTACCTGTGTTGATGTTATTAAGCGTCATCTTGGGATCAGGGCGCATTTAGTATTTACGCCTTATCAGCTATTCAAATACTTGAGGCGAAGAAATGAGCGACTTATTCAGGACGGGCAGATCGGCTGCTAAGAAGGCGCAAAGATCGCAAGAGGAGCAGATTGCAAAACAACAGCAAATTGAGCAACAAGCGTTAGCTGAAAAGGATGACGAACTAGCAAGGCGGCAGGCTCTGGCTAAAGGAGGTGGTGGTCGCAGATCATTGATTCGCACATCAGAGTTAGGAGCACCAGGAACAAGAGAAACACTAGGCTAGCGCGCTAGAGCACCACCCCCTTCATGCCGTGAGGCAGCATAGGGGTTTTAATGTCGGGAGACATCATGGCAGGAATACCAAACGGCTTGGGGTCTATGAAAGACCTACTAGCAAGATTCTCTAAAGCTGAGTCTCGATGGCAGCTATGGCGATCAGCTCACCAGGAAGCATTCGACTTCTCAGCACCAGAGCGAGAAACCTTTAGATTCAGATCACCAGGACAAAGAAAGAACCGTCATATTTTTGACTCTACTGCTGTATTGGGATTAACACAGTTTGCCTCAAGGATTCAGGGATCAGTTATACCTAGTTGGCAACAATGGATGAACTTTGCCGCTGGTGATGAAATACCGGAAAATGAGAAAGACCGGGTAAACGAACAGTTAGAAGAATCAACCGATATATTCTTTTCCCATATAAACCATTCAAACTTTTCAACTGAGATAACACCGTCACTATCTGATCTAGGGATAGGAACCGGGGCAATATTGGTTGAGGAGGGAACATTTGCTACAGGTCAAACCCTTAAATTTACCAATGTCCCTTTAGCTGAGTTATACCCAGAGAAGCCATCAGGAGGGGCAGTAGAGAGTGTATGGAGAAAGCAGCTAGTCAGACCCACGAATATAAAAATAGTGTGGCCTGAGGCTGATTTGCCTTCAAAGCTTGCTGATATGGTCAAGAAAGAAGATGCCAATGAAGTAGAGATTATGACTGGCATGTTGTTAAACCAAAAAGATCAAAGGTATCATCAAGTCGTAATCTTTGAGAAGGATTTAATATTCACGCAGGCATTTGACACCAAGCGATTAATAGTATTCCGATGGCATGTAACCCCTGGCGAAGTGTTTGGACGCGGTCCTATCATGCAAGTAATGGCTGACATTCGTACAGCGAACAAAGTAAAAGAGTTTATTTTGGCGAATGCAGCCATACAGATGGCGGGCGTTTATACTGGCACAAGTGACGGGGTATTCAACCCTCACACGGTTAGAATAGCGGCGGGGTCAATCATTCCAGTACAAAGCAACGACACTCGAAATCCATCTTTAGCCGCTCTGCCTTTATCGGGGAATATTGGACTGGCTGATATAGTCTTGGGCGATCTTCAGGAGAATATTAAAAAGGCACTGTTAGTTGATCCGCTTGGTGATCTTACAGACCCAGTAAGATCCGCAACAGAGAACTTAATCCGCAACCAGGAAAATCTTAGATTGGAAGGGGCTTCCCTTGGTAGGCTTAAGTCTGAATTGATTGAACCATTGGTTAATGCAGTTGTAGAGATATTACGAAGTCTTGGCAAAATGGCCGACTTTACAGTCGATGGAAACGAAGTAACGATTAAGCAACAGTCTCCACTTGCCAAAGCTGAAGACCTTGAAGATTTCCAAAACTCACAAATATGGTTTAACTCGCTTCAAGTGTTACCGCCAGAGGTTGTGGCTGCAACAGTTAAGATTGAAGATATACCTAAATTTAATGCTGATAAACTAGGCGTTCCTGCATCACTACTGCGTGATAAAACAGAGATAAAACAGATTGCTGATACGGTATCTGAGGCAGCAGAAGCGGGCATAGAGGTAGGGGGATTAAGTGCAGCTGTTTAAGAAGGAGCCTAAAGTAGAGGAAATAAATCCTTTCGATGAAATCATAGGCATTCATGATCCGGTGGAAGCTAAGAAACAGCAGCAAAAGAGGCAAGTTGAAGGCGAGAAGATCGACAATCTTATACACCGGGTTTTCTCTCAATCAGAAGAAGGGCGAGAACTATTGGTAATATGGAAGAAAACATTGATAATG